GCAATTTCATCTTTTATAAAATTTTTTAGCTCTTTGAAATTTTTCATATTTTACTCCTTAACCTCAAAATTCTTTTTATAATTTATATCTTTCATAAAAAGAAAAAAATCCTTTTTCGTTTTTGGCTTATTGCATTTGCTAACGGGATAAATTTTAGGCATATCAACAAATTTTTTAAATTCGTCCAAATATACTTTTTCCATTGTTTTTACGACAGAGTTGCCTAGCATACAGTAATACCCATACTCATTAAATGCAATACAATTAATGCAAATTTGTCGTTTCATTTTTTTACACTCCATTTACATATCTGCTACAAATATATCTTATCAATATCCGCGCTTGAGCTAGCTATCCTAGAATTTAGTTTTTCTCTTTCTGCTATTAGCGAAAATACGTATTTAGCGTTATTCACTAGGTTTTGTAGCTTTTGTTCTTTTATCATATTTCTTCTACTTTATCTGTTTTTATAAAAATTTTATTTCCCCAAAATCTGGTTATTAAACCACCTATCCAAGCGATGACTGAAAAATTAATGAGAAGGATAATTAGCATTAAAAAAATATAAGTCTCATCCCCATCGTCCTTTGCGTAACCAACGATACTAAATGCGACTTTTATAAATTCAATTATATTTATGCCATTAAACATCGCATAAATAGGCGATATGATCATCACTAAAAGACATATCACGGTTATAAAAATACTTATGACAAAGCCGATAGTAAATGCCATTGCCTCTTTTTCATTTTTTTCTTTATCTTCGATTTCACCTCTTAAAAATGGATATGACAAAAACATTCCAGTTGTCAAAAGCATAATCGAAAAGGTTGAAAACGTATAATTTATAAAATCTACGAAACTTGTTGATAATGTATCTAATGCCATTTTTATCCCCTTGCCTACTAATACTAAGCCTTTTTATTTTCTTTGACCTTAATGATACCTTTTACTATGCGCAAAGATTTATCCTCATCAAAATCCTTTAGACACTCCGCGCATAAATGGTCGTATTCGTTAATGCCAGTGTAATTTTTAGCTTCTTCGCTAAATTCATACACCTTAACATCATCATCGCTTTGTGCGCCACAGCTATCGCATACGTATATAATACTCATTTTGTGTCCTTTAAATTTTTTGGATTTTCATAAATATTGCCTATAACTTCTCCATATTCAAACATTCCACCGACGATCTCAAATTCGTCTGAAGCATTTTTGAATTCTTTCGTAATTGGGTAATCAGGATTGATCCCACTCAAATCGTGCAGATAAAATCCGCAATCAAAGCAAACCCTATAAGTTCGTAATCCCCATTTAACGAGATGATCCGTATAAATTTCACGTCCATTTTTGTCTCTAAAACCTGTATATTGCAAAAGGGCTATCTCGTCATTTAGTTCATATTCCCATGTATTGCCGTCATCATCTTCAATTTCTACTATTTGGTCTTTAAAATTTATGCTTGCGACGTCCCATAATTTACCTGCCCTAAGATCTATTTCAAGAGGATGGCTATCCTCATCAGTCAAATCATAAACATAAGCCTTAAATTTAATATCTTTCATCTTTATATCCTTAAAGCACTCTTGCACTTCATTATTTTTTCTAAGTCCTCTTTAGTATGGGCAGTGCCACCGAAATTTAGTGTAAAATAAAAATCCAGTTCCTGCTCCAGTGTTGGTTCGTTTATAATCATCGATCCGAAATTATGAAAATCTATGAAAGCTCTTTTATCAAGATATGGTAGATCTTTAAAAAAGTATCCGTCCATAGCAAATTCATTATCTAAAAAGCTCTTTATCGCATTTAACCTTTGTTGCCCGTCTAATAAATAATATTTCCTGGCTGGTAGCTTTTTTAGGGTTTGTTTGTCATAGGCTTGCCTTGCAAAAACAAAAGTCCCAATAGGAACGCCAGCCATAATCGTTTTTATTAAATTGACCTTTTGAGTTTCACTCCAAACTAAGCCTCTTTGATATGCAGGAATTATAAACTGATCGCCATATTCTCTGCCCTTAAGCAACAAATCGTTAATATCCATGATACAATTTTCGTGGATAACAACGTTGCTATCATGAAAGATGTCTTTATATATCCGTCTTGTATCGCTTTTGTCGCTTTCGGACAAAACCTTCTCAGCATAGCTGCTGTATTTTTCGTCTAACATGTTTATAACTCCATCTTTTTAATTTATATAATTATAATATATTTTACTTTAATATTTACTTAAATTATATAATATACATCTACTTAAAAACATAAAATACTCAACGTTTTTATGCCTCTTGAGCTTTATCTAAAAGCTCTTTGTTATGATAAACATTGCCTATAACCTTGCATTTGTCATCTATCCAAAATACAAAAGGCTTCATACGCTTTAGTTTTGAAATATATGCTGCATAGCCGCCACTCCACACAACCTCACCTACACTTCCATCTGGATATTCTACGATATAGCCACTATATATTTCATTGCCATTATGATCGTGTAGTCCAGTATATTCCATTAATTTAAAATCATCTTCACGCTTAAAAAATGTTGTTTCAAACGTATCCTCACCAGTTATCTCCCTCGTAGGAACAACTATGCCCGTAACATCTCCGTTAAAATCAAGATCCATGTTTATGACGTTCAAAAGAACATTAATGCCTGGAACGTATGCTTTAAATTTAATGGGTTTCATCTCCATCTCCTCGACTATTTTTGATAAATATTACCTAAGACCGCAAACAATTCTATAATAGGAGTTTTATCTGCCTCTGACTTAGGGGCATTAAAAGGCAGTAGCGATCCATCAGGAAATTCTACACAAAAGCAACCATCTTTAAAAATAACTACTCCTGGCTCTTCTTCCTCAGTGGTATCTACCCACTCTCCATCGTGATTTTCATATCCAGTTGGATTTATGGCTGCAAAATGCACTATGTCGCTCTCATATATCTTTTCGCCACCAATATCTTTGCATCCAGTATATTGCATTACGGCATACGCCTCTTTATCTTGCAAAAACATACCAAAAGAAAAATCTTCCTCAAAAGTTTTTTCTATGTTATAAAGCATAATATTACTATTTTTACACCAAGCTCTATATTCAACATCTTTCATTTTTTATCCTTTATTAATTCTTAAGTCAAAGATCTATATACTTTTTACATAAAAAACGTGTAAATACGATTTTTCTCCGTTGGAGTTGGTCTAAAAAGTATCAATATTTACACGTTTCCCTTAGTTTTACTAAGGTTTTTCCCGTTGGGATTAAAACTTGGGGGCAGTTAAGCCCCTTTTTATTTTTTCAACCACTCTTGTTTAATCTCTATCAATATATATTCAAGGAAACTTCTTTCTGTGTTTCCATCTTGCCATACAAGAAGTTTAACGCCATCTTTTGGATTTTTGCGATCTAGCTCTTTTACTGAAACTAAATCATAGCCTTGAACTTGGCATCCATAGCTAACTTTTATCATTTCTTCATCTATTTTTTTAATATCAAATTGTGCTAGCTCATCTCCCTTAAGTTCATTAACTTCTATTTGATAATAGCTATCACTAAGAACCCATCTATCTACATAAGACATTTGTTGATGGACACCCTTGCAAGCTAAATCCCATCTAAAATCAGCGTTGCCAGCAGTTTTTGCTATGCCGTCAATAAAATAGCTATATTTTTCTTCAAAATCAGCAGCATATTCAATTCTTTCAAAATCAAATATCTCTAGCGTTCCAAAGTCAAGCTCATTGGCAAGCTGATCAATATAATTAATGCCATTCTTTTGGCAAAAATCACTATTCATAATTTTGTTAAAATTATCAAATTCATCATTGGTAAGAGTTATGTTAAGCTTTGCCTGGAGCATTTGCCACTCGTCAGCAGCAAAGCAAAGCAAATCAATTCCGTCAGTTGAACCATCGCAATATACTATATCTTGTGGCTTTTCTTTAAATATTCCTAGCTTTTTGTTCTCTAAAAATAACTCATACATTTTCATCTCTTATCCTTTAAAATGGTATATCTTTTTCTGCATACTCCATATTATCAGAAGTATCAATGTCTGGCACATCACTATATTGTGGCTCAGCCTTTCTTTGTGGAGCGTTTTGCGATCGTGCATTTTGCCAATTACTACCTTGCTGCGTATTTTGATCTTTGCTGCCTAACATCTCCATACTCTCAACACTTATGCTATGTTTTGAGCGAGATTGCCCATTTTGATCTGTCCATTGTTCAAATTTCAAGACACCTTCAATTAGCAGTTTTGATCCCTTGGTGAGATACTGATTTGCTATCTCGGCGCTTTTCCCAAAGAAGGTAATATCCACAAAACATATCTCTTCTCTTTTTTCGCCATTTGTGCTATATTTTCTTGTGACGGCGATCGCACTTCGTCCAACTGCTAAGCCCGTATTAATATATCTTAACTCTACATCGCGAGTTAAATTTCCAACTAAAACTACTTTATTAAACATCTCTTGTCCTTTCGCTTTTAAGCTTTTTAATTAATTTAATTATAATATTTATTTGCTTAATATATGCTTATATTATATATATTTATAGTTACAATCATAAATTTTATATAATATTATGTTATTACTTGATTTTATAAAATATTTATGATAAAATTTCTTTAATTTTTACCCTAAAAGGAGAAAAAATGAGTTTTTTTAGACCAAAACCTAAAGAAGAAAAGACCTTCTTGCATCAAGAAGTATGTGACCTTTATGGTCTAACAAGATTTGAGCTTGCAGATAAGCTGGGATTTACTAAAGCTACACTCGATACCTGGAGCGACGAAAGTAGAATGACAAAAGTCACTCGCCTAGCCTTAGAGCTTATGCTAGAAACACACTATAAAACAAAGCTGCTATCCAATTTGGCAGAAAATCTATCTGCAATCCTTGCCATAAATACTTACAGTAACAATCCAAGCGTTAAGGACGATGGACAAATGCTCGTCGAAAGAATGAAGTATGTCTTAAAAGAATTTGGGATTAATACTATTACAGCAAGCGAAAAACTGGGCGAAGCCAGCTTTGAACAACTAGATGCCATTTTAAAACTTAAATCATTCCCTAGTTTTAGTTTTTTAGAAAACTTTTCTAAGGTCTTTACAATATCAGACGAATGGCTTAAAACTGGTAGTGGCCAACCATTTGATGTAAGAGTTATCAACTCTTATACGCTTCACGAGCTGGCATCTGAGTGTAAAAACTTTGAAAAGCTCTATATTATCCACAGTAAAGACAATAAACCACACACAAAGATAGTAGTTGAATATCAGGCAGGCAAATTTGACATTTTTAGAATGGATTTTTGTATAGGGGATAATTTCATTATGGGCGGATCGGAGGCTATTGATCTTTTTAGCCTATATAAATTTTATCTTGAGAACGAACATAAAATCTCTCTACTAACACTAGAGCGTGAAGAATATGATAAACTAATATCAAGAGAGCATTATGCTGGCAATATCCTAAAAAAAGGCCACAATTCTTATATGTTAGGCGATCTATTTGATCTGGACTATTACAATAAAGAAAAATATGGCGACTTTTTTGTTGAATGCACAGATATTATTAAAAATAGAAAAGAGAGCGAAGAAAAAAGAACACAAAAGGAGAAAAAATGTTAAACAAGATTATACGAACGTTCAAAATGTGGCTAATCAGAAGGCACATAAAAGAGAAACAAATTACCCTAAAATACGATGGCAATATTGATGTTAGAGTTAATGGCCTAATTTTAAATGATGGTTTTGGCCAGCTATTGAGAAATTTCTCAAATGAGCTTTTGGGTTTTGAAATAGATGGTTTTAAGGTCAGTGAATTTGACAAAATTTACGACAATCGAGATGCTCTGCTAAAAGGGCTTGATGAAGAACTAAAAAAAGACAAGTTCTTTAATGAAGATTTTATTAAAAGTCATGAAGTTGCAAAGCGCGAGCTAGAAAATCTTAAAGATATTATCGAAAAACTTTCATTTGATTTGATTGGCAAATGCAAAGAGCTAGGTATATATTATAAAGACCTCATAGCACAATCAAAATAAATTTCTCCGCCCTCTTTCACTCCTGGCACAATTCTATAAAAGTGCCAGGATAAAATATTTTTATTTTAATCATATAAAATCACTTTTATGTTATAATATCATATATCTATAAAAATCCGAACAAAGTAACAAAATGAAAATAGATGAAAAAATATTTTTTCTAAATGAACTAATAAGCTATCGCGATAAATTCTTAGCATACAAGCAGACGCTTACCGATAAAGAAAATAGCATTAAAACCTATAAAAAATGCCTAAATGGATTTATAAAATTTTGTTATGAAAGTAATAAGATACCTTCGTTTGGCGCAATAGATAAAAAGTGCATATCTGACTATTTAGAGTGGCTAGATGATATTTATAGAAAAAAACAAGAGAACAAGCCTCTAGGGGAAATAAAAAAACTTTCTAACTTGACAAAAATAGCTCATATTGCAACACTTAAATTTTTCTTTAGATACATATCGCCCAATCAGAGTGAAGCTTCAAGGATAGAAAATATATTAACAGAGTATAAGTTTAAAGCCAATAACAATAAAAAAATAGACATATATATGAACGAAAATGAACGCAAGGCTATTCTAAACCAGCCCGAAAAAGAGCTTGTTAAAAACTCCGAGCGCAAAAATAAAAAAGAATATAGGAATTCGCTACTGGTAAAGCTTGTGCTGAAAAGCGGACTTAGATTAAATGAAGCATTAAACCTTAAATTTTGCGATTTTCAAGAGAGTGGCGAAAAAGAATTTTATGCTGTAAGCATAAAGATAAAAGAAGATGAGTATGAAAAAATTTGCATTGCAAAGAGCATTGCCGAAGAAGATCTTGAAACACTATCAATCTTTTACAACCCTGAAGACTATATTTTTAGTAGCGGGAAAGGGGATAAGCCTATCAGCGCAGAGGCTGGCTATAACCTTTTAAAAAGAGAATACCAAAAATGTGGGATAGATAATATTCGTAGCAGAAAGAAAAAGACCAAAGAGATTAATAATATACAAGGCAGCCAAGGGAAGACTGCCTAAGTTAAGGTGTTTTCGTTCTAGGAGTTGAAATTATATCTTATTTTTTTAACAAAAAGTTCTTTTCTTTATTATCAAGATAGGTTTGTTTCAGTGGTTCTTTATTATAGTTTATAAGAATTTCATCACCTTCACGTATCTCCCTGATCGTTTCGATACGGATAGGGTTATATTTTACTTCGACGTTTGGATCGCTAGAGTGATTAATGTAGCTATATTTTGTTCTAAAGGCTCTAACCAAGAGCGTCTTTGTATCAAGAGCATTCCACTCCATAAAAA